CTCCAGGCGTACGTGGACGCCCCCCTCGACCAGCAGGAGCGCACGGCCGCGAACTGGGCGACCCTCGGCTCGACCGCCGCCTCGTCGTACACCGGGGACCTGGAGAGCGGGATCCCCGCGACCGTGCAGGGCCCTGAAGTCATCATCAACCGCCCCGACATGTCCCTCGTCGAGTCCGCTATCGCGCAGTTCGGCACGCGCCGGATCAACGTCGTGGCGAACGTCATCACCAAGATCGGACAGCAGGTTTACGACTGATGCCAGACCTCATCCTCGTCAACGGCACCGCCCGCCTGTTCCCGGCGCTGGTCGAGTCCGTCACCATCTCGCACGAGACGGACACCAAGGTGCACCGGATCATCGGCCGGCCGGATCCCGAGGTCACCCTCACGACCGCGCAGCTTGCCACCGGGTCGATCGCCTACCTGTTCGCCACCCCCGCGCAGGCCGAGGCGTGCGCGGCCGAGCACCGCCGGCCGGCCGTGTTCGAGCTGCTGTGCGAGTCGCAGCCGGCGTGGTCCCGCCGCTACGTCGTGTCGGGCCCGATCACGGTCGAGCCGGCCGACGTCAAGCGCCGGCCCTGGCGCTGCTCGATCAGCACGTACCACGAGGTCGCGCCATGATCAGCAGCCACCGGATCGCGGCCGAGCTGATGACGGGCCCCCACGCGCTGCGCGTGCTCACCGCGAAGATCACCCGCGACGACTCGTGGGCGCCCTACGTCCAGGCCGACCTCACGTGTGCAGCGCCGGATCCCGACGTCATGCGCGAGCTGGACCCCCGAGGGGCGCCCTCGCGCGTCCGACTGACCCTCACCCGCGTCTACGGGCAGCCGCTCACCCTCGGCGCCCTCTCGACCGCCTACCCCCACCCCGCCCCCTCCACCGTGACCGGCCTCGGCCCGGCCCGGATCCCCGCCCTCACTAACCGATTCGCCGGCGTATGGAACGTCGGCCCGCAGCCCGAGGAGCAGCGCCGCGACGTCGTGCTCTGGCTGCGCTCGCGCCCCCGGGACCTCGGCGCCGGCACCGTGACGCTGACCCTCACCTCGGGCGAGGTGCTGCTCCAGGACTACCGGTGGATGTCATCGCTGCCCTGGCGCCCGCCGGCCCTGGACGTGCGAACGATCGTCGGCCGCGTGCTCGCCCGGGTCGGCGCGTACCTCCAGACCGCGGATTCGTTCGACCAGGCGACCGTGCCGCCCGAGGCGGTCGAGTGGGCGCCCGGTCAATCGGCGTGGGACTACCTGACCCCGCTGCTCCAGGCCGCCGGCCGGCGCCTCTGGTGCGACGAGCTGGGCAAGTGGCACCTCGCAGCCCGGGATACCCCGACCGGCGGCGCCGCCCTCGTGCTCGGCCGCGACGCGATCACCGCGGCCGGCGACACCATCGACCGCGCCGGCTGGTACGACTCCGTGCTCGTGCGCTACCGGTGGAAGGACGAGGCCGGCAACGATCACGAGCGCTTCGACCAGGCGACGTCGGCCGGCAGCCACCGCGTGCAGCGCCCCCTGGTGCTGGAGTACGAAAGCGGCTATCCGGGCCCCGGTGCAGCGCGGCGGATCCTCGCCCGCCAGCAGGTGCTGGGCCGGGGGCTGACCGCCTCGCTGGTGTCCGACTACTCGATCGACCCCGGGCAGCCGATCACGCTGGAGCTGACCGACGAGCCCCGCCTCGCCGGCACCGTCTCCCGCGTCCTGTGGAGCTTCCCCGAAGACGTCATGGAGCTGGAGACAGTGGGCGTGGTCGAGCCCTCGCCGACGTCCTGGCGCCGCCTCCCGCCGGCGCTGCGCTGGGCCGACGTCCCGCCCGGGCTGACGTGGGCGAACGCCGACCAGCTCATCCCCGCCCCGACCCCGCCCGCCACCTGGGCGCGGCTCCCCTCCCGCCTCCGCTGGCGCGACGTAGACCCCTCGCTCACGTGGGCGAACGCCGACCAGCTCATCCCGACCCCGACCACCTAAGGAGCCCCCGTGCCTACTGGAGACCTTGCGATACAGGCGAATGTGCCTGTCGCCAACATCAACGACACCGTGCTGTCCGGGCCCGACGCGATCAACGAGCTCGCCGACTACATCGCCCGGATGATCCTCGGATCCTGGCCGTCCGGCGTGAACACCACCAAGCCGATCGCCACGACCAACAACATCAACGCCAACGGCATCGTGACCGGCAACATCATCCGGGGCGAGGGCTCCGGATGGTTCGGCGGGAACGTCGATATCGAGGGGCACACCACCTCGGCCAACGGGATCACCGCCGCGTACGTCCGCGGCAACGGGGACCTGTACGTGGGGCTCGAGAGCGACCCCGCATCGTTCTCCGTCCGCGACCGGTGCAACCGCCTGGAGCAGCGGATCGCTGCGCTGGAGGCCAAGTAATGGCCGCCGGGACGGGGTACTTCGACCCGCGCGGAATCTGGCAGTACGGCGAGGACGACCAGTCCCCGACGTTCTCGGACATGCTCAACCTCGGGCAGAAGTCGATCAGCGAAGCGATCGCCAACATCAGCGCCTCGGGCGCCGCCATGCGTCAGACGATCATCGTTGACGACTACGCGCAGCCCGGGGACTCCGCCGACCACCAGGCGTGGCAGCGCGCCGTGAACGCGGCCGTGGCCGCCGGCAAGCCCACCCGGCTCCTCGCCACCCGCTCGGAGTACCTGATCGGCGACCCCATCATCATCAACGGGCTGTCCCGCGTGCTGATCGAGGGCGCCGGCGGGTTCGGCCTGGGAACCGTGTTCAAGGCCAAGCCGGGGTCCCGGTTCGGCGCCGTCGAGACTCGCGCGATCGTGTTCCGCCGGAACAACCAGGACACCAAGGCCGTGTCCGGGATCACGTTCCGCAACCTCACGTTCGACGGCGGCATGGCAGCCGAGCCGACCGGCATGGCCCGCGACACCCGCCCGTACGACTCCGAGTGGATCGCCACCGCGGTCCGCCTCGACGGCCCGATCCCCTCGTCGCCGAACACCAAGGCGATCGGGGAAGTGGAGTTCGATAAGTGCCGCTTCATCGGCCTTTACGACCTCCCCATCCTGATCAACGGCGTCAGCAACGTCACCGTGCGCGACGCCTACCTCCGCCGCTGCAAGGACCCCGGGTTCACCTTCTGCCGCGCCGTGCGCTTCCTCGACTCGCGCGTGGAGTTCTCGGCCGACAACGGCGTGTCCGTCTCGCGCGGCTGCTCGGAGATCGTGATCAGCGGGAACACCATCACCGATTCGTTCTACGCCGGGATCCACATCGGCGGATTCTCCGGCGACGCCGGCCCCGAGGTGCTGGTCGTCACCGGCAACACCGTCCTGCGCTCGCGTCAGTTCGGTATCTCGGCGATCACCGGCGCCCGGTCCGTCGTGATCACCGGCAACATGGTCCGCAGCGTGCAGCGCGGCGCCGAGACGACCAACGGCCCCGAGGTCATGGGCGACACCAACGGCGTGTCGTTCGGCTCCGGGATCATCGTCGGCGGCCTCCACGTCGGGGACCCGACCGTGATCACCAACTACACGAGCGTGTGCTCGCAGGTGACCATCTCGGGCAACACCGTCGAGGACGCCGAGCGGTTCGGCATCTGCCTGTGGAAGGGGCTGCGCAACGTCACCGTGACCGGCAACACGGTCACCAACCCCGGGTCGACCAACCACGTGAACGGCGACCCCGTGTCGTCCACGCACAACTACTACAACATCGGGATCGGCTACTACACCCCGTACTCGTCCACGATCCAGAACGTCACGATTGCGGCGAACACCATCGTGGAGGACCGCGCAGAGCCCCGGATGAACTACGGGGTCTACCCCTTCGCCGGCGGCGCCATGGCGGCCGTGAACACCATCGTGGGCGCCCGCTCGCAGGGGCTCGCAGTGGGCCCGCAAGCGGCGTTCCGCAAGAGCGTCACGGTCGGGCTGCCGACCGAGGCCGACACCTCCGTGCGCGTGCGCGGATCCGGCGGCGCCACCCGCGCCGTGACCTACGCGACCGGCGACTCGGACAAGTGGCACCTGCGCATGCTCGCCTCGGGCGCTCTCGAGGTTTTCCACGTCGACAGCAACAAGCGACTGATCGCGTTCGACACCACCGGAACGGGCATCTACATCCCGCACGCCGCGATCGGCACCGTCTCCGGCGTCACCCCCAACCTCTACCTGACGTCGACCGGCGAGCTGCGCCGGATCGTCGCCGCCTAACGAAGGGAGCAGCAGTGCAGATCATCAAGGCCGCCCGCGGCCGCATCACCGGCGTGTTCGGCGCCGAGAACGTGCCGGGCTCGCACGTCAAGAGCCACCTCGGGATCGACCTCGGCCACGGCGACAAGACCGCCGCCGACCTCGACCTCGTGGCGCCGGCCGGCGGCATCGTCCGCCAGGCCGGCCCGTACGGCACCTACGGCAACCGGGTCGAGATTGACCACGGGATCGTCCTCGGCAACCGCTGGACGTCCCTGGTCGCGCACCTCGCCCGTATCGACGTCGTCGTGGGGCAGACCCTCAAGCAGGGCGAGCACCTCGGCGTCATGGGCTCCACCGGTGGGAACTGGCCCGTCCACTGCCACCAGGAGCTTCGCAAGAACGGCGTACAGGTCGACCCCGCCCTGTACCTCCACACCCCCGAAGGAGACGAAATGGAACTGACCGACCGGATCAAGCACCGAGACATCGACCTGACCGTGGCCGAGGTGCTCGGCGATACCCTCTTCGCGCTGCGCGACTGCCTCGTCAAGCAGGACCGGATCCTGGAGCACCTCTCCGACCTCATCTGGACGAAGCACCGCACCGTCGACGCGCCCGTCGACGTCGTGAACGCCGACGCGCTGCTCGCCGCTCAGGACACCTCGGCGACCGCGAACCGGATCGAGGCGGCCGTGACGTCGCTGCTCGCCCGGATCCCCGAGCTGCCCGCCGCGCCCGCGCAGGTGGCCGCGTGAGCGCCGCGCCGGCCCCGGTCATGCAGGGGCTCTCGACCAAGGTCGCGGCCGGCAGCAACGCCGCGGCCGTCGTCCTCGTGCTGGTGTGGATCGCCGGCATGCTCGGCCTGGAGGTCCCGACCGAGGTCGCGGGCGCCCTCGTGCTGCTCGGCGGCACCCTCGCCGGCTGGCTCATGCCCGAGCTGGCGAAGCTCGCCCCGCCGAAGGGACGTTACGAGGCGTGAGCGACGCTGACGAGCCACTGACGCTGCTGCGGCTGGAGGTCGCGCGGATCGGGGGGATGCTCACCGAGGCACTGTCGGCGCTGCGCGATCGCGCGACCGCGACGGACGCTGAGGTGCGCATCCTCCACGGCCGCACCTCCGAGCACGGCCGCAGCGTGGTCGAGCTGCAAGGCACGACCGGCGACCACGAGCGCCGCCTCGCCGAGGTCGAGTCGCGCACGACCGGCGCCGGCGGCCGAGCCGTGCAGCTCATCGCCTCGTGCGTCGGGATCCTGACCGGCGCCGCTGCCCTCGTGGCCGTCGTCGTCGGCTGATTGTGGATCCTCACAACGCCGGCGCTGCGCCGGCCGGCGCTGCAGCGCGGCCGGCCTGTAGGGATCCACCAACGACAAAGCCCCCCGGCACGCCCTCCGCTACAAGCGGTCGAGCGCAGCCGGGGGGCTGCTTGTCGTGTTCCTACAGTCGGGCGGCACCTAGGCGGCTCTCCTCGCCCGAGCTACCTGGCCCGTCTCCAGCCACTCGACGGGAGCCCCCGTTAGGGCGGCCCACGCGAGGAGCATTCCTGGACTCGGCTGCTTGCGGCCGTTGACCCACGCGCTGACCGTCCCGAGGGACAGCTCCAGTGAGTCGGCAATGTCCGACTGCTGGAGTTCGGCGGCGCGCAGGGACTTCCGCAGCCTGTCCGCGAGGTCGAACGCGAGCGCGTCGAGGGACAGGGGCGGATGCACCTGCTTGATCAGAGATGAGTTAGTCATGGCGCAAAGTGTTGCAGCTCGCCCCTGCGCGTGCAATGAGTGTGCGCATGGGCTTGAAGTACACGTTTGTAATTCACTAGGCGTTTGTGCTCTGATCGTCCACGTGACCGCTCCTCCCCGCCTGACCCCGGCATCAACCCCTGACCTCGCTGAGCGCATCCTCAGCACCGACGACGTAATGGCCTTGCTCGGCATCAGCCGCGCGACCGTCACCCGATGGGTGGCCGCCGGCCGCCTCGTGCCCCTGAAGCGCCTAGCCTCCGCCCGCAATGCGGCGTACATCTTCGACGTGGAGACAATGACGCCGGCGACCGTGGAGGCCGAGGCCGCGTGAGCGTCGAGGCCATGGCGATCGCGCTGCACCACTCGCGCGCCAAGAGCACCGCCCGCCTCGTGCTGGTCGGCATCGCCAACCACGACGGCGACGGCGGCGCCTGGCCCTCGATCGCCACGCTGATGAAGTACACCGGCAGCGACCGCCGGACCGTGCAGCGCGCGATCGACAAGCTGGAGGCCCTCGGCGAGGTCCGGCGCGGGATCCAGCAGGGCGGCAAGACCGGCGCGCAGTCTGATGAGTTCTCAGACTGGCACCGGCCCAACCTGTACCACTTCCTGCTGAAGTGCCCGCCCGACTGCGATCGGTCCCGTAACCACAAGACCACTCGGACGTTCGTGCCCGACCCCCTGCCCGTCGACCCCGAGGACTGGAGGCCCGCTGTCGACGCCCTGACGCAGCCGGACGAGCTGCCCGAGGGTAGCGCTGCGCCGACGTCGCAGGGCCCGACACGCGGCCGTCGTGCAAAAACGCCGCCCGGTCAGCAGCCTGTGGATAACTCGCCTCAGAACGCAAAAACGCCGCCCGGGGGGCGGTCAGAACGCCGCCCTAACCTTCCTACAACCAATTCCTCTAAGACTCAGAGAAGTAGCTCTAGTACCGAACGCGCGCGCATGGGCGCTGGCGCGCCCGAGAGTGAGCCGCTGCGCGGCCGTTCCTCTTCGGACGGCTACGACCTGCCCGCCTCGCTCGATCGGGCCCGGGCTGCGCACCTGGCGCGGACCACTGACGTCCTCTGCGCCGGCTACGCGCCGTCGAGGCGGATCGTGTGCAGCTTCGACACGCCCTCTGGCCGCTGCTCCGGGTGCGGCGAGCGTCCCGCGGAGGATCTGCCCACCTTCGACCCGCGCACCGGCGAGGTGGCCTCGTGAGCGCCCCCATGCTGCCGCTGTCGACCACCACGGATCACCAGGCCGCCTCCGGCGGCCGGCTGAATGGAGCAACGAAGATGACCGAGAACCGCACGCAGGCTCGGCCTGACTGGTCGACCGTCGCTGTGCTGGCCGACCTGCGCCAGCTCGCCGAGGCGTTCACCACCGAGGCCAGGCTCCACCCCGCCGGCCACCGCGAGGACTGCCAGGCCGCCGCGACGCAGACGACGACCGCCCTCGACCTGGTGGACTCCGGCGCCTGGTCGATCGAGACGGGCGCAGCGTGGGTCGACTCGGCCCGGTGGCTGCTCCGGATCATGCTCCGCGACCCCGCCCGAGCCACGGGGCTCCTCGCCGCCTCGTCCACCCGCTACGCCCTGGCCGCGCTCGACGCGAACGCCGCCTAAGACCCCCTGCCCGTCGACCCCGACACGAAAGCGACCACGACCATGACCACGACCATCACCGTTTCGCACCACCCCGCCAGCCCCGCGCACGGCATCGCCGAGCAGCTCGGCCCGCGCCGCTGGCGCTGCACCTGCGGCCACGAGTCCCGCGCCTGGACGAAGATGGGCGCCGCGATCAAGATCGCCGAGCACGTGGACGCAGCGCTGCGCGACGAGGCGCAGCGGCTCCACTGGGATAACCAGCTCGCCCTGTCTCGAGCGATCGTGCGCGACCGCGAGGCCCTGGACTTCAACCGCCGGCAGCAGCAGCGCGCCAAGGCCGACGCCTACGAGCAGCGCCGCGAGGCCGCCGCCCGCCGCGCGATCGCCGCCGCGCTCGACTGCCGCCTCGGCGAGGTCCCCGAGTCCGTCGTGCGCTCGCTCGCCGCCCCGCGGACCGCGACCGCGCACGCCCTCGCCGACGCCGTGATCCACAGCAACCGGATCATCAACGGCGGCCCGTTCCCGGGGATCACCCTCCGCGGGCCCTCGCAGGGGCTCTCGCGCGCTGAGGCGGCCTGAGATGGGGTCGAGTCCGTCCGGGCCCGTCCCGACGCCTCTGGCGACCGCACAGGACGTCGCACGGTTCCTGAACATCGACACGCCTCGCCTGGCGAAGATGCGCTTCAACGGGACCGGGCCGGCCTACACCAAGGTCGGCCGCGACGTCCGCTATCGCTGGTCGTCCGTCCTCGCGTGGGTCGACTCGCAGACGCGCACCACGACCCAGCAGGCCGCCGCGTGATCCGCCGGCGCAAGTCCGCGCGCACCGTCGTCAACCTGCGCGACGTCTGGCACCACGAGCCGTCGCTGATCGCGGCCGCGGTCGGGAAGCTGCACCAGGCCGGCATGCCCTATCCGCTGCTCTGTCAGGTCGACGTCGATACCGACGAGCACAACCCGATCGGCGGCGTGGTCGAGCTGTACGCCTCGTGGGTCGAGACGCCCTCGCCGCCGGCGATCGCAGCGCGCGTGGTCGAGCACACCGAGTGGCTGCTCGGCATGGCGCTGCACCCGTGGCAGCGCGCCATGCTGCGCGAGCTGGTGCTCGACGCCGACCTCGGCCAGGGATGGACCCCGGGCCCGGCCGAGCCCGGCCGGATCCCGCGGCTGAACGCGGCCTAGGTGGCACGCACTGGGCAGACGTCGCTGAACCTGACCCGAGCTGTGCTCGGCCACTACGGCGACGTCTGTCACCTGTGCAAGAAGCCGGGCGCCAACTCCAAGGATCACCTGATCCCGTACTCCCTCGGCGGCCTGGACACGCTGGACAACCTGCGGCCGGCGCACTCGCGCTGCAACTCCAAGCGCGGTAACCGAGTGCTCAACGGCGTGGGCGCTCGGATCACCGTCGTCACCGGTCCGCCGGCCTCGGGTAAGACCACCTACGTCCGGGAGAACGCCGGCCCGGACGACCTGATCATCGACCTGGACGTGCTGGCCTCGGCGCTGATGGTCCCGGGCTCGCACTCCTCGCACGGCTACCCCGACCACGTGCGGCACGTGGCGATCGGCGCCCGCAAGGCAGCGATCGACCGGGCAACGCGCATGGTCTACCGCCAGGGCACGGCGCTGTGGATCGTCCACGCGATCCCGTCACGCGAGCAGCTCGCAGACTATGAGCTGCTCCGGTATGACGTGCTGACCATCGACCCCGGCCGCGAGGTGGTCGAGCCCCGAGCCCGAGCCGAGCGGCCACCTCGGATGATGCGCAGCGTCGCGGCCTGGTACTCCAGCCGAGGCGACCAGCCCCGAGCAGCGATCGCCTCGGCCGCCGCGCCCTCGATCACGCTCGCACGCACCGCGGATTGGTGATCAGCCGGCCCGCGCAGCGCCGATCGTCGCGCTGCGCGGGCCGGTTCTTCAGCTGCGCACGCAGCGACACTCCACGTCCCCTTGTCTTTCTCTCCCCACGCCCGCCCAAGAAAAAAAGGAGGCCGCGCCCATGCCCGAAACAGGCCGGTCAGACACGCTATTTGACCTCGGATCCACCCGGTATCCGGCAGGATCCACCGAAGATCGGATCCGAAAGGCGCTGGACTCGCTCAACGCCGAACGAACGTTCACGGACGGCGAGGCAGCCCTCGCCGAGGTTGCTCGAGCCCTGGCCGAGAACATCGACGCCGGCAACCGCAAGGGCCGCGCGATCGCCAACGAAGCGATGCAGCTCGTCGCGATCATGCAGCTGATCCGGCCGGCCGACGTCGCCACCGTCGACCCGACCGGGATCCCGGCCGAGACTCAGAGCTTCATGGACGCGCTCAATGCTCCGCCCGCCGCTTGACCTACCGCCCGGGCTGACGCAGCCCCGGGCATGGACCACGCAGCGCGATCACCAGTACCGGACGTACGGCGGCCACTACGCCGCCACCGCCGCCGCCCTCGGGCAGCCCTTCATGCCGTGGCAGCGGTACACCGCCGACGTCGCCGGCGAGGTCGACGGGAACGGGATCTTCCGGTACTCGATCGTCCTCGTGACCGTGCCTCGGCAGTCGGGCAAGACCACCACCGACCAGTCGATCGGCACGACCAAGTGCCTCAGCGGGCCCAACCGCCGCGTGTGGTACACCGCGCAGACCGGGCAGGACGCCACCGAGAAGTTCCTCGAAATGGCCGACACCTTCGAGGGCTCCACGCTGCTGAAGCCCTCGGCCAAGGTGCGCCGCTCCAACGGCTCGGCCGCGCTGACGTTCGTGAACGGATCCCGCTACCGGCCGCACCCGCCGACCCCCAACTCGCTGCACGGCAAGCAGTCGGACCACAACACCATTGACGAGGCGTGGGCGTTCACCGCGAAGCAGGGCGCCGACCTGCGCCAGGCGATCACCCCGACGACGACCACCAGGCGGATGAAAACGGGGCAGCGCCCGCAGCTCTTCATCTACTCGACCGAGGGCACTATCGAGTCGACGTACCTGAACCCGCTGCTGGAGGAGGCTCGCGCCGGCTCCCCGGATATCGCGCTGCTCGACTGGGGGATCGGGCCCGACGACGACCCGACCGACCTGGAGGCGATCGCGCGCCACCATCCGGCGTACGGTCATCTGCTCACCATGGAGACGCTGCAGGACGCGGCGGCCGTGTTCAAAGACTCGCCCGGCGAGTTCGCCCGCGCCTACGGGAACGTGCGCACCGGCGCGACCGAACGGCTGATCCCCGCCGGCCCGTTCCTCGCCGCAGCGTGGCAGGACGACATGCCCGCCGGCCGGCCCGTGATCGGCGCCGCCGCTGGCATCGACGGCGTGGACGTGACGATCACCGTCTCCATCCGCGTCCACCCCGAGCTGGTCGTCACGGCCGTGGTCCGCGACGGCCACCACGACGGCACGCACTGGGCGCTCGGCCGGCTGAAGGACCTACAGGGCGAGCACGGGGCGCCGATCGTGATCGACCGCCGCGGGCCCTCGGCCGCCCTCGCCGACGCCGCCGAGCGCGCCGGCCTGACGCTGCTGCCGATCGATACCGCCGGCGTCGCCACGGCCCACGCGAACATGTACGCCGGCATCACTCACCCCGAGGCGCCGACCTGGAGGTACCGCCCGCACTTCGCGTTCGACGGCGCGGCCGAGCTGGCGACCCGCCGGTACTTCACGGACGGCGCGTGGGTACTCGGCCGGCGCGCGTCCGTGGGCTCGATCAGCGCCCTGGAGGCCGCCGCCCTGTCCTCGTGGGGGGTCGACCACCTGCCCGTCGAGGCTGGCGTGCAGCTCTTCTAGCGGCCGGCGGATCGCACAAGCCGGCGGCGCGAGCTCGGCCGGCCGGCCTGTGCGATCGCACGAAGAAGCCCCCCGGCCAAGGCGGCCGGGGGGCTGCTGCGCGTGTCAGTGACTCGGGTAGTCTGCGCTGCCCCGCCAGGCTATCGCGCCGGCCCCTGTGCTGCTCTCAGCGGCCACGGGCGGCGCCGTACGGAATCGAGTGGGTAGTCGATTGCCCGACGCGCCAGCGGGGCACCGAGGCTCTCCCGCATGGCAATCAGGTGGGCGCAGCGCGTACAGGCACGAATGGATCACGAGCGATCCGTCGCCGCGCACGAGCTGACCGCCCTGGCAGAGCCCGAGCTGGCGCCGCTGCCCGGCGTGATCCCCCCGCGCCGCGCAGCGCCGGCCGGCTCCGTGACGCCGGCCGCCGCCCTCGCTATCTCGTCGTTCTACCGCGGCGTGCAGATCCTCGCTACCTCGCTGTCTCAGCTCACGATCGACCAGTACCGCGGCTCGACCCCGATCGCGCCGTCGCAGCTCGCGATCAAGCCGGACCCGCAGCAGGAGGCCGCGCACCTGTGGCAGGAGACGGGGGTATCGCTCTGCACCACGGGCAACGCCTACTGGCGCCACCGGATGCTGGGCGACCGCGTGATCGGCGTGCAGCTCCTCCACCCCTCCGAGGTCTACATGGCCGTGGATCCCGACACCCTCGACACCATCTACTCGTGGCGCGGCCAGTCGATCCCCGCTGCGCGAATGTCGCACCTGAAGCTGCTGCGCACCGGCCCGGGCATGCTCGGCCTCGGCCCCGTCCAGGCTGCGCAGATCGAGCTGCGCGGCGCGATCGAGGCCCGCGACTACGGCTCCAAGTGGCTCACCGAGTCGGACGTCCCGACCGGCGTCCTGTCCTCGGATCAGGTGCTCACCAAGGAGCAGGCCGACACGTACCGCTCGATCTGGCGCGGCGACGGCGACACCTCGCCCGCCGGCCACCGCGTGCGCGTGCTCGGCCAGGGACTCCGCTACTCGCCCATCCTGCTGAAGCCGGCCGACGTCCAATTTATCGAGACGCGCCAATTCAATAAGACCGAGATAGCCACGCTGCTCGGAGTCCCCGCATCGCTGCTGCTTGCCCGAGTAGATGGTGCCTCGCTGACCTATTCCAATGTCGAGCAGGAATGGATCAATTACACCCGCTTTACGCTTATGGCCTATTTGCGGGAAATGGAAGTAGCGCTATCGGCGCTGCTCCCCCTCGGTAATACCGTCCGATTCAATGTCGACGGACTACTTCGCACCGATCTAAAGACCCGCTACGAGGCGCACCAAATCGCGCTGACCGCCGGCTTCCTGGACGACGACGAGGTGCGCGCCCTGGAGGGCCGAGCCCCGTTCACCGCCGCGCAGCGCGCCGCCCGCAGCTCCACCCCGACCCCGACCCCCGAGCCCGTGGAGGCACCCGCAGCATGACCACCCCGACCCACCTCGCCGGCCCTCAGGTGCGCGAGTTCCACACCCGCGCAGCAGCGACCGGCGCCGAGGACGCGCGCGAGGTCGAGGGCATCGGCGTCCCGTTCGGCGAGACGTACGAGGCGTACGGCTTCCGCGAGCGGTTCGACCCCGAGTGCGTGTTCACCGACGTGGAGCGCGCCCGCGTCGCTTACCGGCACGGCGACGTCATCGGCCGGATCACCAGCGCCGAGCGCGAGGACGCCGGGCTGCGCATCGTCGGCAAGCTCTCGACCACGCCGGCCGCCACCGACGCGCTGACCCTCGTGCGCGACGAGACGCTCGATAGCTGGTCGATCGGGTTCTCCTCCGTCCGCTACCGCATCGAGCGCGAGGACGACACCGAGGTGATCGTCCACGAGGAGGTCCGCGTCCGCGAGTTCTCCCTCGTCCCCTACCCCGCCTACAAGACCGCCCTGATCACTGACACCCGCGAAGAAGGAGCACCCATGCCCCCCGCCACCATCACCCCCGAGCAGCTCGACCAGGCCCGCGAGGAGGACCGCGCCGTGCTGACGCGCGAGTTCGAGACGATCGTCTCCAACGCCCTCGCCGGCGTCGGCAACCGCAGCGCCGACGTCGCGCTCGGCGCGCAGTGGAGCAGCGCCGGTGACTTCCTCCAGGCGTGCGCCACCTCCACCCGCGAGGACCACGCCGCCGCCCTCGACTTCCACCGCGAGTACACCGGCGGCAAGCTCGCCGACGCGGCCCCGCGCTCGACGTGGATCGCCGATCAGATCCGCCTGGTGGACGAGCGCCGGCCGATCACGAACGCGTTCACCCGCGCCCCGCTGCCCGCCGAGGGCATGCGGATGGAGTACGTCAAGCTCAACACCAACACCCTGACCGTGACCCAGCAGGCGGCCGAGGGCGACCCGCTGCCCTACGGCAAGGTCGTCCTGAAGACCGACAGCGCCGAGGTGGTCACCTACGGTGGCGCTACCTCGCTGTCGCTCCAGACGATCCAGCGCAGCTCGACGTCCATCCTCAACACCACCCTGTCGGCGCTCGACATCCAGTACGCCAAGACCGTCGAGGCGGCCACCCGCGCGCTGCTCGTGGCGACCATCGCGCAGCAGCGGCCCACCAACAAGATCACCCTCGGCACTCCCACCGACGTGTTCGCGTGGCTCGACGCGACCGTGGACGCCTACGAGCAGGCCGACCTGCGCGGCTTCGTCGTCGCCGGGCTGCTCGCGTCGAAGGACGTGTTCAAGCAGCTGTACCGCCTGACCGACTCGCACGGCGACCCGATCATGCAGCTCACCTCCAGCGGCCCGGCCGGCACCGCCGGCGTGGTCCGCGCGTCGCAGCTCTCCGCCTCGCTGCTCGACGTCGAGGTGTCGCTCATCCCGAACGCGCCGGCCAAGACCGCGGCGTTCTACGACCCGATCGCGATCACCACGTGGGAGCAGGGCGGCGCCCCCGTGCAGCTCCAGGACGAGAACGTGATCAACCTCACGAAGGAGTTCTCCAAGTACGGGTACGCCGCGCACGCCTCGCAGTTCCCGACCGCGCTCCAGCCGATCGCGTTCCCGGCGTGAGCGCCGCCGGCGCCGTCGCCGACGACGACCTCGACTCCCTGACGACCTACCTCGCCGCCTACATCGAGGCGCCCGGCGAGGAGGAGACGGCGGCCGCACGCGAGTGCGCGGCCGAGTCTCGAGCACTGGTCGACCGGTACATCGGGGCGGCGTCGGCGCCGGCCGCCGGCGGGGTCCCCGACGTGATCCGCACCCGCGCGATCGCCGAGGTGGGCGCCGACCTGTACCACCGCAAGTCGGCGCGGAACGGGATCGTCGGGTTCAACTCCGCCGAGGTGTCCCCGATCCGCATCGCGCGGGATCCCATGGTCGCGGCGTACTCCGTGCTGCTGCCGTTCCTCGGCCCCGGGATCGGCTGATGGGCACGCCCCGCGTCGAGCGCGCCGAGGCGATCCTCGCTCACGTGCGCGAGCGCCTCGCCGGCTCCGCCATCGAGCGCGGCGACCAGGTGGCCGTGACCATGCGGGCGACCGAGCTGCACACCGTGCGCCACGGCGCCGTCGTGCTGCTGCCCGGACCCGCGATCAAGTACGTGGCCCCCCTCGTGCAGGAGGTGACGTGGACGCTCGCAGTCGTCGCTGCCCCCAATCCCGACGTGATCGCCGCGTTCACCCGCGCTGACGAGATCCTCCGAGCGCTGGAGCTCGACCCCTCCCTCGCCCTGTCCGACGCCACCCCCGACGCCTACCCCATGCCGCAGCCGGCCCCCGATCTGCCCGGCTACAACGTCACCCTGACCGACCTGTTCCAGGAGGAATAACCCATGGCCGTTATCACCCCGAGCCCCCGCCAGCTCCGCAACATCTACCTGGGCCTGGGCGCCGACCAGCACCAGCGCGCCGTGTCCGACTGCACCATGGAGCCGGGCGAGAACGCGCCGTGGATCGGCGGCACCCCCGAGGCCAAGTACGTCGACCCCGACGCCGCCGAGTGGAAGGTGTCGCTGACGTTCGTGCAGGACTGGGAGAACGAGGACAGCCTCGCCCGGTTCCTCTACGAGCACGAGGGCGAGAAGGTCCCGCTGACGTTCTCGCCGCGCGCCGCCGGGAACGCCTACTTCACCACCGAGGTCACCCTCGTGGCGCCCAAGGTCGGCGGCGCCGTGAACGCCTGGGGCGAGTCGACCGTCGCCATGACCGCCGACCGCAAGCCCACCCTGACCGGCGCTGCGCCGGCCGCTCCCGCCGGGCAGTAGTGCTCGACGTCCGCCGCTCCCCCGAGCTGCAAGCGGCGATCCTCGCTGTCCGCGCAGCGCCGAGGGACGTCCGAAAGGACATGAACGCCTATGCACGACGGGCGCTCAATCAGCTTTGGAAACCCGCGCTGCTCCAAGCAGCGGGGACCAAGGGGGAGCGGCGGGTGCTCGCGCAGGGCGCCCGATCCAAGGTCGGCGGCGACGGGTTCTCCATGCTCGCCGCGACGTCGAAACGCAAGCTCTCCGGCGGCCTGGTCCCCTCGGAGCAATGGCACGGGTTCGAGTTCGGAGCGGTCCCCAAGCAGGTGAGCGTCTGGCGAGAGCCGGGCATTAACTCGCCCGGCGTCGGCCGGCGCACTGACGTCACTACCGGAAAGCAATTCAAAGCACGCCGTAAGAATGGATATGTCGTGTTCCCGACAGTCCGAAAGGTAATGCCTCGCATTGCCGCTGAGTATGTCCAAGCCATTGTCGCGTCACTGAAGCACCGAATAGAAGGGAGTAGTTAAGTGGCTATCAAAGTCGACTTTCTCGCTAACGTCGTCAACTTCCTCCGGGGGACCCGCGACGTGGAGGGCAGCCTGGAGGACGTGTCGGGCAGCCTCGACGGGCTCGCCGCCGACGCGGCCGGCGCCGGCTCCAAGATCGGCGACTCCATCAGCCGGGGCGGCAAGCGCGCCGAGGCCGGCCTCGACGGCGCAGCGGACGCCGGCCGGGACCTCGGCCGGCAGACCGAGCAGGGCGCCCGCAGCGCCGAGCGCGCCCTCGACCAGGCGACCACCGAGGCGCGCCAGCTCGGCGATCGCCTCCAGGACTCCGCCCGGGACGCAGAGCGGGCGCTGAAGCGCACGGGCGACGAGGCCGACGACCTCGGCAAGCAGGTCCGCGACGGCGGCCAGCAGGGCGAGCGGGCGGTCGACCAGCTCACGGAATCGTTCGAGGAGCTGCGCCGCAAGGCCAACGCGACCAGCACCTCGGCCGGCGACGACCTCGGCAAGAACGTCGGCGCCGGCGCCCGCGAGGCCAAGGCCGAGGTCGGCGAGGCCACCCGCGAGATTGCCGACGAGGCCAAGTCGAACCTCTCCGAGGTGGCGTCGAGCTTCCGCGGCGATATGGCCTCCCTGGGGGACCTCGCGCAGGGCACCCTGGGCGGCCTGGTCGGCGGGCTCGGCCCGGCCGGAATCGCGATCGGCGCCGCCGGCGCTGCGGCGATCGGCCTGGTGATCGGCGCGACCGAGCAGGCGACCGAGCGCACCGAGGAGCAGCGCGCCCGAGTCGCCGAGCTGACCGCCGCCTACATCGAGGCCGGCAACCGCGGCGAGCTGAGCATGGAGCAGGTGAGCGACAAGCTCGCCGAGCTGGCGACCAGCACCGAGGACGGCGTGCTCTCGCTGTCGAAGCTGAACGAAATCACCGACCAGTCCGAATCGGGCTTCCGCTCGATCGCGCAGGCGTACGCCGGCTACGGCGACGAGCTGGACGAGCTGATCCGCAAGGAGGACGCCCACCGGATCAGCCTGGAGGACGAGGCCAGCGCGATCGACACCACCGCGTCGGCGTCCTACGGCGCCGCGATCCGCCGCGCCGACGACCAGGCCAAGGTGGTCGCCGCGCTGCGCGACGCGAGCGCCGAGGCGAAGCTCGCCGCCGAGCAGCAGCGGCTCTACCTCGCCTCGGGCGCCGACGACCTGCGCCGCACCGCCGAGGCCGCCGACGACTACGCCTCCCGCGTGGGCGACGCCCTCGGCGATACCGGCCTCGCCTACGAGCAGCAGAACGCCGTCCTCGACGCACAGATCGAGTCCGCTCGAGAAGTGGTCCGCGCCAACGATCAGATGCTCCAGGCGCACGAGCGCGACGGCGCGGCCGTGGACGAGAACCTCCAGGCCCGCGCCCGGTGGGCGGCCGGCGTCATCACCCAGTGGCAGGAGGTGCAGCGCTCCAACGAATCGGCCGCGCAGAACGAAGCAGCCTACGCCGCCTCGGGCATCGCCGAGCTGGAGGCCAAGCAGCAGCGGATCACCGAGTACGCCGACTCGATCGAAGAGGAGCTGGAGGGCGCCGGCGCCGACTGGCAGAAGTACCAGGACGAAGAGTCCGGGGCCCTGAACCTGGAGGCGTATAACGCCGCGATCGAGGCGCGGGTCGCCGCCATGGCGAACTACCGCACCAACATGCAGGGGCTCCAGGGGAACATCAACGCCGACGCGCTGGCCTACCTCCAGTCGCTCGGCGCCGAGGCGGCCCCGCTGCTCCAGGCGTACGTGGACGCCCCCCTCGACCAGCAGGAGCGCACGGCCGCGAACTGGGCGACCCTCGGCTCGACCGCCGCCTCGTCGTACACCGGGGACCTGGAGAGCGGGATCCCCGCGACCGTGC